CGTCGAATCGGCTCCATTTCACCACCGACTCTGCGTAATGAATCCATCCGTCTAGATACCAAGTGGCGAGCCCATACCCGGCATCAGCCTGGCATAAGGCAACTACCCCACAGTCTAATACTGCAGTTTTTATCCCCCACCGTTCCAGTTCTTCCTCAAAGACTGCTGTGTCGCCCTGCCGTAAACGCCTGTACCACTGGCGCTGTGGCTCCGGTGTCGCAATACCGTAATAAGCTAAAACCGCACGCGCCAGGCTCAGGCAGTCGCCTGTGCCGTGTTGCTCAAAATTAGATCCCAAACGGTAAGGTTTACCGATGAGCTGGTGCGGGATCACAAGTTGCGAACCGATCCGGTTGTGGGTAATGCGCCGACCAGCTTTCTGGTCAAAACCCGTGTTGGCGCTTGCGTTCCAATCGCGTCAAGACTGCTTGACAAGACCAGCTCGATCGTTTCGGGGTCATAAGAAAAGCTGGAGACAAGCCAAGTCTCTGAGGTCAAAGGACTTTGACCTAAGCGCTGATAAGTGCTGGGGTTCATTAACCAGTTCTCCACCGTAACGTTCGCAAAACCAGTGACCAGTTGATTGGCGATATTCATTGCTAAGGTGTTGTTCGCCAAAACCAAAGCGGCTTGCAGGTTATCGCCGCTGCGGCTTTTGGTTGCACCTTGATAAATGAAAGACAAGTATGAATACCCGTTGACAGATGAGCCAACTTTGCCGTTTTGGTAGTCCCCGTAGGGAGTATCAACAAAGGTGGCGATGGCTTGGATTGACATTAGACCCCAACGCGAGAACGGGTTGACCTGCTGTTCTTCAGGCTACTCATGGTACGGTTGAAGCCGCCATCAGCGCCCTGCTTGGCTGCTTGGGAAATACCAGCGCGGAACTGGTCTTCCGTGACAAACTTCATGCCGTTGATTTCAGTGACGTTGTAGTTGACCGAGATCGAGCCACCGCGAGTGTTGCCGCTGCTGTAACGGTCCATTGCAGCTTGGCTGGCGCTGTTGTTGGTGACATACCCGCCGCTCGCGCTCATGGTTAAAAGTTCAGGACCACGCTCGCCCACGATGTAGCTTCTGCCAGGTTGAGCAAAGCCGCCATCGGCAAAGCCCGGAAGTTTGAGTTGTGTTCCAGCGCCCGAAATTGCTGCTCTAATAAACATACGGCCCACGTCCTTTAATAGGCTGCTTGCAATCTCTTGAAGCGTCTCCTGTAGATCTTTTGCCCCAGTAACTGCAGCCTCGATTGTTCCTACCAGCGCGTCTTCTAAAGCGGTGCCCAAGCGCTTAAACACGTTTTTTTCTAGATCTTCAGAAATGGCTTTGATCTTTTTTATTTTTTCTTCTTCGTCCTTAAACCTTTGGCTCTCTTTGGCTGCTTCAGTCTGATCGGCAACTATACTTCCTTGTTTGCCCTTTAACTCAAGTAGTTTGTCAATAAGTTCTTTAAACTCTGGGTTGTTTAATGCCTCTAGTTGTTGTACTGTCTGGTCTATTACATTTTCAACCCCAATACTTGCGGACGTAATTGCTGCCCTTTGTTTGGCTAATTCCGGGTTTACGCCGGACTTAAGCAACTCAATGTACTGCGCCGTTTCACGGTTTCCTTCGTTTAATGAGTTTGTGATGTTAGCTTGTTTTGCTGCAGCAGTGCTAACTAAGCTTATGCCCTCAAGAGCAAGTTTCGCAGCCGCACTTTTTTCACTATTTTCTTGCGTCAATTGGCTTAAACGTTCGCGCCCTTTTTGGAGCACAGAGTTCAACGCGGTTTCTGCTGCGGATACCTCGTTTGCTTGAGGGGTAAGACTAGGCAAACCTCCCATGCCCTGAATACTGGGAGTTTGTGGCAATTTTGACATCAAATTTTGCAGACGAGATATTGTAACTTCAATACTTTGAATTTCTGCCTGTAGCCCACCAATACGCGCTGCAGATTCTTGCTTAAAGGCTTCAGACGCAAAGGGACTACTCATAAGGGCTCTCTGCCCAGCTATTGACTGCTCAATCTGACCTTTGGCTGCTGTTTCCTGTGCAATCAGGCGCTTTACGGTAAGGTCGTAAGCATATTTGAATGATTCATTGCGCTGTTTGTCTAATCTATTATTTACTTCGGCAATCTTTCGTGCGCTATCTTCGTTTATACGCGCCACGCGGCGGGCATTATCTTGCTTAAAGCGCTCCACAGCTAAAGCGGCTTCCTTAGCGTCAAGCTGAATTTTGGCCTCGGTCAGCTTTCTGTTTTCATCCGCTTCAATAATTCCGTTTTTGTACTGTGCTACTGCAGCCGTGAGTTGCGCAGCTATGCCTTCACGCCCAGGAGCAGCGGTAAAGCTAGCCTCTAACTGCCCAAGAGCAGCAGATACTTCCAGCCGCTCTCGCCGCTGATCTTGAATTAATTTAAGCTCTTTTTCCCTGAAATCTATAACTGCTTTCTCAGACTTTAATTGAGCGTCTTGAATACGCCTAATAGCGTTTATACGCTCATCTTCTATCTGACGCTCCAGCTTAATACGCATGTCTCTATAGGTTTTCGCTGTACTCTCGTTTATGTCATTAATTTTTTTAACGTTATTTTCTTGGGCTGTGATTATTTCGCGTTCGTTCTCAAGGCGCTCTTTGGTTAATTTCTCGTTTTGGAGCGTTCTAAACGCGCTTAAGGTTGCTTCAATACGAGCACGCTCTTCAGGAGTTCTACCACCGCCTAGCTCTTGTTGTTTATCTAAAACAGCCTCAACTGCTTGCCGTTCTTTTGCTCGGTAGTCCAAAAGTTGTTTAGATAGCTTAAAGTCAGTGTTACGCAGCTGCCCAGCAGACCGTAGTGCGTCGTTGTACTTTTGTTGCTCTTTGACTGTTCGAGTTAACGTTTCCGTTTCCTCATCAAGTAGGCGCTGTCTTTTTTCGTACTCTGCTGTTCCCTTCAAACTAGACTCAAATAAAGCATCGCCAAGAGCTTTTGCTCCAGGGATTAAGTTTATTAGCCCAGTAGCTGCGGTGATAACAGCGTTAAAAACAACTAAAATTGCTTGAACACCGCGTAAGATTGCGGTAATGGCTTGAGCGAAAGGCGCACCAATGATTCCAATTGTTGTCGCTGCGGCAGCTGATACACCCTCAAAAGCCTTCTGCAGTTCATTAGCGGAACCAGCAGCAAGTCGAGTTCCCTGACCACCTATATCCCCTGTCTGTAGGGCTACAGCTTGTTCAACACGTTGCTGGGCTGTTTGAGCAGCCCCGTAGCGATTCAATAAACGTACTTGTGCTTCGAGTTCAGCTGTTACATTGATCCCCGAATCGCGGAGACCTTCCATATTGCTCGTCGCGTTCTGCAGCGCACTGCCAATATTGGCGGCCTTTTTGGATAAATCGTCAAAAACTCTGCCGATAACACTACCAATAAGGCTGCCGGCAAGACCTCCACCAATACCTCCTATACCAAGTCCACCGAGGCCGCCGCCGAGAACTTCTCCAGGGCCGCCGCCGAACAGGGCCGAAAAACCAAAACCAGTTGCGGCGTCCCTAAATTTGCCAGTAAGCCCTCTAGCTTTATTTCTGTTTGAGCCAACGCCAGAACCGCCTCGTTGACCAAGTAGCTGAGCATCTTTGATTTTTTCGTTGATCTGTGCAATTTGGTCTTCGTACTTCCTAAAAGCTCCGGTGCCAATCGTTGTGGTTTCAAGAAGATTTTCAAGTTCCCTTCTGATATTTCTAAGCCCTTTAAGGGTTGTCGCGTCGTCGATAAGTTTGCTGAAATCTGGCGGTAAGATATTTTGACCGGGACGGCGACCACCGCCACCGCCACCGCCACCGCCTCGACCACCACGACCACCGCCCGTAGGCGCGTCACCTCTTAAGGATTTAATAGTGTTGCCAAGACCTGTAAGCAAACGCTCAGTTTCAATAACACGGACCTTGACTAAGTCCAAGCCGTCTAAAAGTTTTTGGAAAGGGTTTCCACCTTCAAGCCTCGGTCGAAATCCCGTGGGTGCATCTAAAAATTTGATCCGTACGCTCTGAATTTCAAATAGTAAGTCCTTAACTTGATTTAGTTGTCGTACCAGCGGAGCAAAATTAACTCTACCTATCTCCCCAATGCCTAATGCAGCAAGAGCTGCACGGGAAGCCAGCTCCCCCACACCAACATTGGCAGCCTTAAGATAGGCGACCAATAACTGCACACTTTTAGGCAGTTTAGATAAAGTAGCGTTTTCTAGTCGCTCTAAAGACTTATATAGTCTTGTAGCTGCTCGTTCTGCCTCACTGACACCCTCTACCTTAAAGCGAACTTTATCGGCTGCTGCTTGAAGGCGATTCGCAGCCCTTTCTACGTTCTGTACTTTTTGCTGCAGGCGGTCAACTGCCTTATCGGCTGACGATGTATCCGCTAAAACACGTATTTTTGCATCATAAGACGCCATCGTATTTCAAACAGACCACGCTAAGTTCATGCTAGCGTCTACGGCGAGCGCTTTCTAAAGCCGTCTCTCTGTCTTCGTTGAGAATCTGGAAGTAGGCGCTCCAGCCAACGAGTTCTTCTGGCGTCATTGTGGTGCGGACTTCGGACAAGCTCATGCCCAGTTCCTTGGCAACGCCGAACTGCAGCATGAGCCAGTTGTCCCTGCGAAGATCCGCTACTAGGCTTTTGGGTCCATCGGCTCGTCTTCGCCGTCGTCCAGGATTGCCAGCATTAAAGACTGCAGGTCTTTGTCCTTGACCTCGTTCTTAAGTACATCAACCTCTCCAGGTGAAAACAGCTTTTTGCCGCTTTCGTCTTTTGCCTTGCTGATCAACAGCTGAAGTGCGAATGCAGAGGCGTCGTCTGATTTGGCTTGCTTTTGGGCGCGTTCGCGCTCAGCCATAGTCAGCGGGCTGACGTACATTTCAAACACGCTGCCGTCAGAAAGCTCTACTTCGCGCTTGCTGGGCTCAAGATTTGCGGCCTTGCGAAGGCGATCGATGGCGCGGGTAGGAACCGGCATGACAAGTAGTGGTGTATGAATCTACTGTAGCGCTGAACAATAAAAAGCCCCACCGTAGTGGGGCGTATGACCGTAACTTGTAGCGGACTATCAGGCAGTGGTGCTGAAGTCGAAGACCGGGGCGGTCGATGGGCGGAAGTTCACGGTAACGGACTGTGCATCATCGGGGTTGATTGCCAGATTCGCAGAAGTCAACACTGCATCGAAAGTGATGGAGCGACTCAGAGTCTCGCTAACCGAACCACCGCTGAAAACACGGTCGATATACAGGCGGAAAGCAGCACCGTTTTGCTGGCGCTGCAGCACGTCCTCAATAACGCGGTTGCCCATGTCCGAATCTTCGTTGGTGAAGTAGAACGTGGCGGAACCTGTACCATCGCCAAAACCGGCGATGAAGGTGCGGAATGGCACGTACTGTTGAGAGGTCTGGCCGATCGTGGTGACATCGATTTCGGCGCGTGTCATCTCAAATGACCAGTCCCGAACTTGACCCACAGACACAAAGGCGTCGTATGCAACCTGGAATTTGTTCGGAGAGCTGAGCGTGCCAGCGTCGGTGATGCTTACTGCAGAACCGCCATCAGTGGCAGACACTTGCATGTCCCCAGTAGAGGCTGTGTAGGTAATAACGTAGTAAGTAGTTGCGGTGCTCAGACCTGCGGGCAGTGTACCGCTGCCGGATCCGCCGGTCGTGGTGTTTACCACGCTAAATTGGACGGGATCACCAACACGGAAACCCAAGTAGGTTCCAACAGTAAGCGTGTCAGTTCCGGTGGTAACATCGGCGGTGCCGAAAGTAGCAGTCGTACCAGCGGGCTTGTAATACAGGGCACCTGAAGTGCCGGACAGAACGGTGGTGGCCATTGGGCGTACCAAAGAATGAAGGTTTCTGCGGGCACTGCCCGGCTTCTTACAGGTTAGCAGTTATTCAACTTAGTACAGTCGCGGTGTAACCGGTGCTAACCCTGCCTACAAAATGCGGGGATTGTTCTTCGGCAGAGAACGTGGGGCCGTCGATTTCTCCTACACGAACAAAAACACCGCTGGTTTGTTTGCCGGTGTCATTGATTGTTTCTAACACGTTTACAGCAGTTGTAATTAGCTCTTGATTGCGGGCCGGACCACGGCCTTTTTCTGTGAATACACGAATCACCAAAGCTCCGCGTGCGTTGTCTACGCTTGAGGTCAGCATTGGTTCGTTTGTAATACCGAAAGTAATGTTGATGCGGACGTATTCAGTTGTGGTGTTTGGTGGGACGGCAGTGATGTTGTCGAAGTACACCGGCACAGACGGCGTTAGGCCGCTAAATGCTGCCAGCAGCGGTGACTCCATCGAAGCTCGAATTGCTTGATAATTCATGAACCAAAACCTCTACCAGATCTTCCTGAAAGCGGGCCATCGCGGAAGCCGAGTGTTGCTCCACGGTCCAACGAGATTTTAAGGCCGCCTCCAGACGTATACGTGTTGTACCAGTCCAATTCTGCTGTACTGACAGCCGAAGGTTCCAGTCCCACGTCTCTGACATTACCTCTAATGTGCGGTCCTTTAGGGCGGCTGCCGGTTTCAACAATTTTTCCTACCGGGGGGATCTTTCTCTTTTCCTTAGTGCCATCTGCATTGATCACCTCCTCGTACTGACCTATGAATACGCCCTCTTCCAAATCCAAAGCAATAGGAGCGTAGTCAGCGCCGTTTACTATTTCGTAATAAGCACCCTTTGACTTAAATTTGGACTTTGGTACATTCCTAAGGTCGTATTTATACACTTTTCCAGTGCCTCTAGGCCCCCCTGGTTCTGTGCCGGGAGGTACGGCGTACCAGGCGGAGGAAAACTCGCCCGAATATGCAGGGCCTTTTTGCGCTAAATCGTTCATTATCTCTACACACACTCTTCGTGAAGCTTCAGTAACGGTCTTTTTTAGGTCTTTCCTAAAGAAGTTTCTAAAGTCCTTACCCATTACTGCGGCCTCACGATAAGGGTGTGGTAAACAGGCTTGTCGCCGCGATAAGTCAGAATGTCGATGATCTTGGCTTCGCGGGTCGCTCCAGCCTGTGCGTATTGGACACGGTCGGCTTCAGTTGGGTAGTAGTCGCCTAGCTCGTCGTTACCAATCAAAATCTTCACATCCGTGGTTTGATACAGACCCTCGGATTCACGCGGGGTTAATCGACTAATGATTCCGCGCACTGTGACATTCGTGTCCGCTCCACTGACAGCGCCTGTGGCTGGGTCGTAGGTGCGGGGTGTTGTTGTCTTGATATAGGTGATGTCCTGGCCCCAATCGGCAAAAAGTTGCTTCGGTACAGGCGCAAAAGTATCGTCGATTAGTCCCATGTCATCCCCTCACTACGCGCACTTGGAAACCGCCAGAACCGCCGATCGTGTACGCGCCAAGGTATGACTGCAGCCATGGGTAAACGTCGAACACGTTGTTGATAGACCCGACTGCTTGACTGTCCGTGTTGTACTTCACCTTTAGTTCGCCCAGCTCGACTTGCTCGTAGATGCCGGTGGTGCCCGTGTTGCCCGTTAAAGCGTCGGTGTCGTTCGCCAGAGCGCGGGCCAGTTCATACGTTGCGTACTTGATTTCTGATGGGATTTCGCTGCATAGAAGCTCTACGCGGTCTACGTGGTAGTTATTACGGGGCCAGCTCAGGGCTTGGCTTGTGCTGCAGCGGTCGCCGTAAAAATTCAGGCCGTCGATCCAGCGGGTGGCGCTGATGATTGCGCGGTTCTTTTGGTCGTCGGTTTTGTCGTCCCAGGTGCTGCTGTTTGGGACGGTTTCAAAGTACGAGTTTGCTTCGGCCAGCGTTACAAAGCTGTTGGAGGAGGCTCCCTTCAAAGTGGCGTCAATTACAGCTGCCACGACAATGTGCGATGCTTTGTTTCAGTTTAACGCCAATAAAAAAGCCCCACCGAAGTGGGGCCGGTGCCATGCAGTCCAACCTGATCTTATCAGGAAGGGATGGTGCTGGTGTCCAGGGAGCTGTTGACGGTGAGCTGAACCATAGGGATCAGGTCGATGTCGTAGGTAGCGCCCCAGTTGCCTGCGGTGGCCAGTGCGGCGTTGGTGGGGTTGTCGCCAGCATTGGTCCACTTGGTGCCCATCACGTGGTAAGCAGTGTGGTAGTCCACAGACAGAACGTCCTGCTTGGACAGCACGTTGCGGTCAGCTTCGATCCGCAGATCTTGCTGGACGCCTTCCATGATGGAACCGCGCTTGGTCAGGTAGCAGTAGAACTCGCGCTGGTGACCAACCGTGCCAGGGGCAACGGTGTTCACTGCGGGGTCCATAATGACCTGGCAGCCAGCGAATTCTCCGATAGACCGGGCGTTAACACCCACGCCGCCGCCACCCCAGGTCACAGCGCCAGAAGCGGCCAGTGCTGAAGTGGAGAAGGTCAGCAGACCCACCTGATACAGGTAGAAGCCGACGGAAGGGTGGACAACCAGGGTGTCCAGCTCGTCGCCGCGCTCGCCCAGCAGGGAGCGGCCACGGGCCACGGCAGAAGCGGTCAGGAAGTTGTCCTCGTCGCCACCGGAAGCAGCAGCAACACCCAGGTCGAGTGCGTTGGCGCTCAGGGCAGTTCCGAACAGACCAGCCAGTTGGGAGAACAGACGCTCGCTGTTCTTCTTGTTGATTGCATCTGCAAGCTGGTTGCGGATGTGAAGCATGGGATCTTCACCAGCAGCCAGAAGTGCAATGTCATCCACGGCATACGCGAAGCCGCGATGGCAGATGGTCGCAATCTGGGTGTCGGTTCCGATCTTCTGGGGCGTCAGATAACCAGCGTTGCTGGTTCCCCAAGTGGCGGTTCCGTCCATGATCTCCTCGGTAGGAGATACAGGATTGAACTCGGGAACCTGAATGCGGGTGCCGCCTTCGCGGGCATCCAGCACAGAGTTGCGCACAACAGCGCCGCTCTTCACAAACAGGGAGCGCTCTTTGATCGCCTCAGACACATAGGTGCTGAGGTTATTCCTTTTTACGATGTCCGCGAGCAGGACACCGCCGGAATAATTCTGAAAAGGGGCGGCCATGGTTAAAAACCAAAGTCAGGGTTGACGGGATCCAAGCCACAGACTTGTAGAGGCCGCCCCACTGGGACTTACAGTGACGCTTCCCGCTTCAGCACTGCTGCAAGGTCGGGATCTTGCGCGTCAATCTGCATCTGCCTCGTTATGTTAATACTACCCTCTTTCCAAGGGTTAGCCATACCGGGCGCAACAGCAGAATTAGGCGTGGGTTTGGCACCCATTCCTGCAGCACTACTGGGCTTAAAATGATGCTCAAATCCTGATCCTGGATTCTTGAGATTACTTAAGTAGGTGTTAATGTCCTGTTTAACACCTTTGTCCAGGATTGAGACGCTTCCGTCATCACTACGGTGCAGATTGTTCTGCAGAAGAAGCAACATTTGCTCCGCGTTGATTGCACCAGCTTGACTGATGGCTGCCAAAGCACTCGTGCGGGTGGTTGCAGCCTCGTTTGATGCACGCAGATCTTCAAGCTGACGCTGAAGATCGCTGATTTGCGTGTCCTTTTCTTGGGCAGTTTTGTTGGCCTCTTCCCACAGGTCTTTCCATTGGCCTTGGTCTTCCAGCGTTTTCTTGCGCTGGTCGTCCTGCTTTTTGTAGACCTCGTCAAGCTTGGTCTTGATGCCTTGGAAACGTTCCTCGGCTTCGCTTGCTTGGGTCTTCAGCGCGGAAAGTTGTGCCTCATAGTCCGCTTTTACTGCGGCGATGGGGTCGGGAGCGCTGGTCTCTGCAGCCACGGGCTGCTCAGGTTGCGCCACGGGCGCGTCCTGGATTACTTGCTCTTCCATTGTCAGAAGTCAAAGGGTGAAGGGGCAGTTTCGCCTGCAGGTTTTACTGCGGGCTTGCGTTTACGGGTGGGCTTGCAAACCGGCGGCTCCGGCTGTGCTTCACGCAACTCGACCAGTTCCCATTTGTAGGAACCGTCAGGCTGCTGGACACGATCCAGGGATTTGCCCATTGGCTTCTTATTTGCTACTTGCGTATTCTACTGCGCTACTTCAGTGTCTTCTTCGGTGGATTCGGGCTCGATTACTTCCTCGATCTCCTCGCCTTCGGTTGCGGTAGGCAGAATCTCGCCTTGAACCAGAATCTGGCGGAATTCGTCGCGGCCCAGTACGCCTTGATCGAACAGGCTGGTTAGTGCGGTGATGTCTTGGCCGATTAGTCGCTCGATGTTGAAGTCACGGCTTAGTTGCACTTCAGGTGGTTCGATGCCGACATAGCTTGCGGCAATGTTGAAGCAACGCTGCAAAGATTGCTCCAAGTCCATTGAAACTGAGGACAGCATTGAGTTTGTGTCGATGCGGTCCAAGCGGCGGGCGTCGGCTGACTCAGCCACAAACTTTTGCTGGCTTAGGGTGCTGATGCCAAGAGAAGACATCTGCATCTGAAGCTCTTTGATCTCTGCTGACTGCGCTTCAAATGCGCTGGCCGCAGGCTCCACGTAGTAAATCTTGTTGCCTGGTGCAGTCGCCATCGCATAATTGACGCTCACCGCTGTGTCCTTGGTTTGGTCGTCCCAGCCTTCCATAACCAAAATTGGTTGGGATGCGATGTGCAGGCTGTGGATTAGGTCGGCTTGACGCTGAAAATGAGCCAGGTTTAGGTATGCGATGTCGAGTAGGGGCGGCTTGCTGGTAAGCGTGTCCACTTTGTCGGCATAGGTTGTGACTAGCGGAATCTCACCAAGGCTGAATTGGCCGGACTCGACGAGTTCATAGTCGGATGTGGTGTCGGTAGCGTCGAAAGCATTTGGGTAAGGGAAGCCGCCGGACATCGCTTTGGATGCCTCTACTTGACGGAAAACGCGGTAACGACCGGGCTCGATAACGCGGATTTGGTCGTAAACCTTCTCACCAAACTCACCGTCAGGGACGACTGCCTTTTCCTTGATTCGCACTTGAACTAGATCCCCGTAGTTCACCTCGCGGTCCAAGCGCCAACCGTAGATGTTGGTGGGGTCGATCTCGATCCAGTAGGGGCGGCGGTTTAGTTCGCGCTCTTCGGCAAGGCTGCGGGCTTCCGTTGGTGCCGGAAAATCAACAAGTGTATGGCAGTGACCGTAGGTGAGTGAGCAGGTCAGCATTCGACGGGCGTACTCGTCCAAGTCTGATCCGCTGCCATCCACATCCTTAGCGAATACGTCCGTCCAGTAAGGATCGCCAACCAAGCTAATTGGCTTGCGCAAAATAAGACCGGCGGCGGCTCGTACCAGTCGCTGGGTAAAGGGGGAGAATACGGCGCGGTTGACTCGGGCAAGATATGCGGTGTAATCCTCGCGTGGTTCGATTGGTAAAAAAGTTTCGCTGTTCTCGCGTAAATACTCGGTGCCGAGGGTGACCGCTTTCATGATCTCCCAGCCCTTCATCATGTCCAGCACCGCTTGGGTGCGGCTGAACGGGCTGTCCGTACCAGCGATTGTGCTGGAACTGACCAGATGTGTGCGGATTTGGCCGGGGACCGAATACGTCATTTAGATCACCATTTCACGCGGTTTGCCCAGTAGGCGGCAGACATTTTGCCTTTTTTGATGTTAGCTGCGTGGCGGGCTTTCCACGCTTTGTTGCGGGCCGTCCCATCCGGGCTGCCTTGGACGCCTTGCTGGCCGAAACGGATCAGTTTTACTTGGTCGCCGTCCTTTGCCAAAACGGCATGGCTCTTGCTCGGGTGGTTTGGGGTGCGCTTGGGCTTGTTGTAGCCCGAGAATTTTTCGCCTCGGTATTCAATCATCGTCTTCGTCCTCGACTTCAATCATCACTTCGATGCCTGAAGCAAGACGGGTCATTAACGCCCCAAAGTCAACGGGGTCCTGGGGAGTCATGAACGCAAAGCTTGCGCCAGTTGTGCGTGACTCGGCGTCAACCTCTAGGTGTGTGCAGAAACCAGGAACGATGCGAGTGCCCATTAGCCGTTAAAAGTGACTGCGATGTGCGGGGTGATGCTCGGTGTTCCAGATGAAATGGAATCAAGGCGGACGCGGATGGTTGAAGTGCATTTGCCGCTGTAATAATAGACGTACTCGCCGTCGGAATTGATAGTTTTGCTGGTATCGATTTCGTACCAGCGGGTGCCGCCGTTGAAGCTTGCCTCGAAGGCAAGGGTGAAATTTGCGCCCCCAGTTACTTCGACAGCGAATGTGAACTCCGAAGCGTGTGCGTGAACGCGCATTTCGTCGTTTACGGTGGTCATTGTGCCACCTGTGTACTCGACGACGTTGGTAAAACGCCTTGTGTCAACTACATTTACGATTGCCATTACTTCTTACCTCGCTTGGGGCGTTTCTTGGCGGTTTTGGCGGACTCTTTGAAGTCCTTTGCGCTTGGTGCGCCCTTTGAACCGGGTTTGCGCATTTTTTCGCCCGATCCAGCCTCGATGCGTTTACGCTTTGCGTTGATATTCGCGTATAGACCGCGTTTTGGCATGGATTTGGCAGCGGTTAGTCCAATTTTACTTCTTTTTTGTGCCCTTGGACTTGGGCTTTTTCTTACCGCCATGGCCATAGTGTCCGGGCATTAGTAGAGCCTGTAATTCGTCTTTCCAAGTTTACCGTAATCTGCCAAATTAAACTGCTGTAGCACTAGGTAACCGAAGGCGTCGAAGGCGTGGTCAACACCGAGATTTTTGTTTGGTAGACCTGTTCCAGGGGCGTAGGTGAGTGTCCGTAGAGATTTGATCAGTTCTTTGCAGCGTGGGTGGATGAAGCAGCGGCGGGTTTCTGTTGCGTCTAGTAGAGCTGTGTTGACAGCGGTGATCTTGTCGCGGACTTTCCAGGGGCTGCGAGGGGTTTGAACTGTGAAACCTGATTTGCGCAGAATGTTGTGGTCCGTTGCGCCAACACCTTGGGTTTTGCGGGCACCGCCAGTGGGGTCTGGGCAGGCGATTATTCGACGCTCCACGCCGTAGCGGCGGGTTACTTCGTCTGCGAAGTCCCATGTTGTAGCGCCGCCTGTAAGCATGATTTCGTCGAATACATAGAGGGTGTCGTCGGCTTTTACAGCGCAAATGCCTGACATCGGGTCCACGTTGAAGTCAACGCCCAACAGCAGAGGGAGGATTGGGATGTCTTTTGTGTCGCTGTTGATGTTTGCGTCCGAAAATGATACGGCAACCAAGCCGGACAGATTCTCAAAGCTGGCCTCGAATTCTTGGCGGAAAGTTCGTGCGTCCAGTTGGGTGCGGGCTGCTTCTACCTCCTCTTTTGGGACGTTGCCGCCGTCAATAGTCGTGAAGCACCAGCGCTTCCAGTCGCCTGTGGGGTCCTCTTCGCAGTAACACCAGAGGTCGTAAAACCAGCTCGCCGTTCCATCGGGGGTTGAAATGAATAGTGCCCAGCCTTGTTTGTCGGCTAGTGCGGGGCGTAATACCTCGAACCAGACTTCTGGTTCCATGAAGGCGGCTTCGTCGAGCACGATGCCGGACAATGAGCGGCCACGTAGAGCAGCAGCGTTCTCAGTTCCCTTTAGTTCGATGGTGGAACCGTTGACTAGCTCCAGGCGTAGGTCGGTTTCGTTTTTGCTGGATATGTACTCCTTTGGGATGATCTTCTTTAGTGTTTTCCAGGCGATGTCTTTCGCCATTCGGTAAGTTGGGGCGCAGTAGAAAAAGGTCTCGCCCGGACGCTCCACGGCGGCCATTAGGAGTTCGATGCAGGCGAGGTATGATTTGCCGAATCGGCGGCCTGCAACTAGGACGCGGAAGCGGTTTTTTGCGTTGAATACCTCGCCCTGGGCTGGGCGAAGGCTTAAATCTAAGGTGCTCATACACTAGAGCGTAGCTCAGCTGTCGGGCAGGGCGTCAGGACGTTCCACGCGGATGCGGATGTCTGGGAGGAGGTTGGATTGTTCCACTTGGTCGCAGCCGACCATCTTGGCAAGGGAATCCAATACTTGGGCGGCGGTTGCCATTTGGCCGCGTTTCATTGCTGCATGGAATAAACGGTTGCGCATTGAGAAGATTCGACCGGCCATGTTCTCGCGCTCTCTGTTGAAATCTTCGCTATTTAGTTGTTGAACACGGTTCCAGTCGCGCCAGGCAGTTGCAATGCCGATTTGCTCTTTGTCGGCATGGTCAAGTACCAGCTGACGGCAAGTTAGACCCTCTAGTTGGCGTTTGTATAGGCGTTGGACGCGATTTTCGACTTCGGAAGCGTGTTTTTTGGGGCCAAATGGACGGCGACGGGTGCCTTCACTCTTCAAATCAATGTAATCTTCGTCGCTAATGCCTTGGCCGTACTCAATTTCGTACTTTTCTTCTTCCACCATCGTTCCAGGGGGCTTTTTTCGGATTGTAACACTTTTGTGGCAGTTTAGTCCAAATTGGTGTTTGTTATTTTTTCGAGGGGGTGTAGCACAGTGTAGGGTTTGCAACCCCACCCCCTGGTACTGTGGTACAATAGTTGAGAATCGCAGGTTTTTATGTAGGTTCCCCCTGATCCTTGTGCCAATAAAAAAACTGGCACACTCCCCCCTGGTCGGGGACTTGGTAAGTGCTACACTAACAGTGTCGGAAGGGAGAGGTTTAGGCCATCAAACTACCGACTAAACAGTTGACGGGATCCCCGATTCCGTCTACACTGTAAGAGTCCAGGGGGAGCCCACCAAGCGACCCTACGACAACAACATGCGCGTCGCCCGAACGTCCCAGTGCAGCATCGCTGCCCGTGGCATCCGTTCGGCACCGTGTACCTGGACAATAGAAGAACGCGTCTAAGGCTTGGCCAGGTAGCCAGCACCTAGACGCTTTAGTGCAAACCACACCCAAAGGTCACTCAATCATGATTCAGATCAGCACACACCAAACGATCACGATGGAGAATCAAGTAACGCTTGATTTAAGCTCGTGTTCGGTGTCGGTTGTTGATAGTAAATCGAACGATCGCGTAACCATCAAAGGTCTCACACCAGAGGCCATTAATCAGGAGGTTTCCTACTACGTTCGTTTGAAGCGTTACGCTCACGACGAACAGCAACGCACGAATGCCAAAGCCTTCTTGACTTCTCTTCTTGAGTACTGCAACGAAGGTCTGAAGTACCTGGCAGAACAGGAGACCGCCGCGTCGTGAGACACCTTGTAACGACCTATCGCGGCCCTGAGCGTGGCTGGATCCCTGCGGGATCTGGCCGTCCCAGGTCTCACGGTGATGCGCAACGACTGGCCAATCTGCTCCGGCGGATCGATCCAGACCGTTACTTGTACCGGGTAGAAGTTCTGCCTGTCGAGCTTCCTAGCTTCCTATGACAGTACAGAATATCAGCAAGGCGGATCTCATCCGCCTTGTTCTTCCCTAGGTGCAGGACAATGCCCACGACTGGATACTTTCCAGGCTGTGACTGACACCCCAGGGTTTCTACATCCTGGGGTAATTTCAACCCTTTCTATCAATCATGGTTAACGAAACCTACAACGGATGGTCAAACTACGAGACCTGGAATGTTGCACTCTGGCTTCAGAATGACTTCGGTTTCTATTCTGTCGCCGTAACTTGCAAACATTACAGAGACTTCCTCTGGTGTTGTATCGATAGTATTGTGCCACGATCCACCCCAGATGGAGTTTATTTCGACGACCGCCGTATCAACCACGAACAACTAGATGCAATGTTGCTGGAGCTGGCATCATGAAGTTCCGAACGGAAGATTACATGCTCCCGGCTCATTGGGCCAGCTATCTTATCAACGGGGACGCTACATCATTCTCGCTGAATGATGATGGCGGCGATGAAGAGATTGCGGTGATCGATCAAATCACCGACAATATCGGACTCTCTCCGGTTAGCTGTTCTGACGATCCAGTCTTCATGAAATACCACGATGCCAGACCTTACGGGGTTCTGGCTTGTGATTGTCTAATGTTCACCTTTCTACGGCAGATTTCTGATGTACTTTGACCGCTTCGATATTTGCGAAGCTCACTTCATGTTCGCCATGTTATTTCATGGCGGCATAGGGTGCAGCATCTACGCAAAGTTCGGACAATTGGAGAGGCTGAGGTTTCGTCCCAGTCCTCTCCTTTCAGATCCCCGTGATCTGACTGAAAACGCTCGCGATATTTACCGCCAATTGGTAGTGAATCATTGCGGCATTAAATCCACTGCATCATGAGCTACCTACAGTTCACAAATGATCTCGGGGAACCGTATGGTTCCTTCGAGGTTTTCTATGACATCAAAGGTCTGACACTGCTTGGTAAGGAAGTCGATCCAGGATGGTACTGGTGGCCTTGCTTTCCCGGATGTATGCCGGACGGCGATGCGGTCGGCCCATTCCTGACTGAAGAGGACGCCATCGCTGACGCCCTGCAATCCTGAGCCCCTACGGGGGCTTTTTATTCTCCGTAGTAGAACTGCTCGCAGAACCACTGCAAAGCGTTGATGTCCACGTTGTAGGGAGAATCGGTCCAGGGTGTTCCCCAGTCCTGATGCTGGATTGTTGGGCGGCATCCGGCTTGCCATGCAACTTCGCCACGGTCCAGCTCACCGACAATGCGGCAGGCTGGTCCGCCTGTACTAAGCAGAATCTCGAATTCTGCGCTTTCGAATGTTTCGCCGGGTGAATGCCAGCCAGAACGCAACAGCACGCTCAACGGCATTGCGTTGGCGTAGTCGGTGATGGCCTCCTGTAAGGTCTCAGGCGTGCCGGTCTCAGCGTCCCAGTCGAGATCGCTCAGGACATTGGCCGCCGGACCAGTCAAAGCGTGCGGAACTTCGCCTGCTGTGAAGTCCCAGCAGCTCAGCTCATAGAGCGCTTCGATTGTTTCGGCTTTAGCTTTGGCGTTGTCGATTGCGTGTTGAGTCACGATAAGTGTGTTGTAGGTCTGGCTTGGTGAGCCATGCCCACTATGAACCACGCTCCAGGCAGCTGTCAAGCAATTGTCTGGGTTGTCCGATTTTTCCGATTTGTCCAGTTATTGTGATACGGTATTGGTGGTTCACACCACACCACATGTCAACACAACAGGAAATAGCTCAACGCCTCAGCTACTCACAGGCTTTGCTTGAGCGTGGAATCCGCGTTAGCACAGTTGTGACGATGGTCAGCGCCAAGTTCGGTGTTTCACGTTCCACGGCTTACGCAGACGTTCACACTTCATCCAAAACAATCGAATCGATGGATGACGGTCCAGATCAGTCCGAGCTTTCAGAACCGCTTGACCCTGAAACGGTCCAGGCACAATTAGCTCACCTATTTGACGTGGCAGTCGCCACAAACGATTTCAAAGCAGCCACGCAACTGGTCAAAGCACTCGACACCGCCAAGCGGTGGAACGGTTATGAAACGTCCCAGGGTGGTGGCGGTTACGCCTGAGGCAGTGCCGCGAAGTAATGCTCCACACGCTCCAGGAATCTAGATTCGGCACCCCGGAGTTCGAGTTCTGTCAGTTCTCGCACCTGGGGTGCTCCAGTGCGACGTGCCACCACGATCAGACCGCCCACTGGCGCTATGTCGGTGAGACTCTTGAGACCCAAACTGTACGCACCAAGCTGATCGATGTAGTTATTCAGCATGTCCTCGCTGCGTTCGCGTAACGAGGTTTTCCAATCCACAATGAATGGGCCTTTGCCGTTGATGTCCAGCAGGGCATCACACGTTCCAGCCATACCTGCTGCGTGGTGAATGGAAAATTCCACTGCGTGAATGGCGGTGACGTTGTCTGCGATCCAGCCGCGTAGGCCGCGTGCGTAGCCGGAAGCGCTCCAGGGCACTCTGGGTGCTCCTTGGATGGCCCTTTCGATGCCCCAGCGGGTGATCGAGCCAGGGCAACGTTCCAGGCCGTCTGTGGACGTTTTCCAGGCGTTGCGTTTGTTGGCGGTTTGGCGGGCGAGTTTCGCTCCAGTCTTTAGTAGGTATTCCGCGTGATTATGCGCCAGCGTGCCCCGCGTTGCTGCCATGTCTCGGTCTTCAGCAGCAGTCGGTCGAGCCAGCCACCGTTCCAGGGACTGTTGTTGCCATTCGGGTGCTGTTTCTTTGAGTATGTGCGTAACGCTGTGAAAAATGCTGCCAGACTCATCCCGATAAATGCGGAAAGGGCCAGAGTCATCACGGACCAGGGCGGACTTACGCAACGAGGCTAGTCTGTTTTGTGCTCCTTTAGCCATGCGTGTGTTAGTTGCCTGACCTTAGTATCAGCCAAGTGGTAGCTACTAACCCATCCTATCTGGTCTCCTACAGTGATGCGTACCATGCCGTTGGGTTCGGTTTCTAGCTTTGCGTTGGGTGCCTGGAGCATTTAAATACAGTTTCCCATATTTACTATAGCCGATAAAAAACCCCCAGTGAATGGCTGGGGGTAAGACTGGAGCCGGGAAGGCGTCCTACTGGGGTTATGAAGCCCAGCGCAAGGGTGACGGAAGTCGAGCTTGCTGTCTTAGTTCTACTGTAGCCATCAAGAAACCCCCTAAGCGCAAACTCAGGGGGTTTCAGGGACCCTCAACCCGCTATCTCGTTGCCGAGGCAGTCAGCCAGAGAATGAACTCTGGGGCAGGGGCGCCGTAGCTGACCTGCCATCAGATTCATTGTATCACATCTGCCAATACAGAATCAGGCGTCCTTGAATGGGTTTCCGCCGTCTAGGAGCCTATGAATGTTAAATCCGGCTTCTTGGCACTCGTTCCAAGCAGAGTCGATAGTCTTCTGCGTTGATGGCTTGCGCGGTACAGGCCGAAGCTTGTAATTAGTGTTCAAGCCGGTGCCTTCCTTGGCCAAGATAAAGTCCCAAGCTTTCAGGTCGGCGTAGTCCTCTACCTGAGAGACCTGATCAATCTCTTTAATGATTGATTTTTGTGTCAAGCTCATCACTTGAATGGTGCTGCTCTCGAAGTTGTAGACGGGAACAGCGATTGCGAACTTGACAGGCTCAGGACCAGTGCCTTCACGGTTCTGGCGGCGCTGGTAGTTAGGCCCCATTTCCTCTTCGATTTGAACAGGATTGGGATCATCCAGAAAACGGAAAGGACGGACTGATCCGTCAGATGCCTCGCCCCACCATTCGTAGAACTCTAAAGGCACGTCTGACATCAGCGCAAAACGTACGCTGCTGCCTGACTGAATTTTGCTTGGATTTAGGTAGCCGCCGCCACCGCCTCCAGATACCGCTGCTTGGTTTTTGAGAAATCCCATTGAATGGCTTTGCTGTGGGCTAAATCTGCCCGGTGCTTAAACACACTAGCACAGTGATGGGGGTTGTCAAGGCACTTACAATGAAAAAAGCGCTCCAAAGGGCGGTGAACCTTGGAGCGTTTCGTTTCATTCCTGTAGGAGTCTAGCAAATGGATCTTCCATCTTTTGTAAGGTCGCTGCCGAGCCACTGGGCTTGTGCTCCGATCTACGCAAGTGGCGTTGAAATGCCCGGTGGTGGCGTTGCCTGCGGCAAAAACCCGTTGGGTAGGGCGCACCACGATGACCTTTCCCCTGAAGCGGCTGCGCTTTACATCGAGCGGGCACCAGAAACATTCCAGGCAATCGGTGTCTTTACTGGTTCTCGCAGCAAGGGTTTGGTGATCCTTGATGTTGATGCAAACCTTGGTGCTGTTCTTCAGAAGTGGGGCAAAACACTTGAAGGCGCTCCAAGGGTTAACTCTCCTAAAAAAGCGGCGGCGAAGTTTCTTTTCACTGTTCCACACGAATTACATTCTGAGGTTCGTGGAATCAGTCTTGCCGCTAGTGGTGAAGGTTGGGAAGTTTTATGGGGCCGTCAGGGGCTCGTAGGAGGCGCTTACAAGTCTGGCGGTGCATACACACTCGAAGGGGACTTGAATGACGTTCCAGAGGCTCCTGCGTGGCTCCTGGAGCGTATGAAGGAGTCCCATAAGGAGTCCAAGAGCAAGTCCTCGTCCAAAGTCCTTAAGGATGGCCGCTGGGCCATGCGCTCCAAGGAAGAGCGCATCGTTATCGCTCAATCCTGTCTGTCTGTCATCCAGCCGCAGGGTCGTGGCTCAGAAGACCTGTGGTGGCGGATTGGTGCGATGCTCCATTCCGAACTGCCTGATGACGAGGGCCTCAACCTGTGGCGTGAGTGGTCGCTCCAAGATGATGAGTACGTCGATGACTGGAAGGACGGTAAGGATCCTTGCCTTGCTCGCTGGGAGGCTGGCTTCAAGGCTGGTGGCGGCCTTGGTATGGGCAGCCTGATCAAGCTCGCGGATCACTACGACCCAGAGAGGGCGCGATTTCAGAGGGACGGTTGTGCATCGGTTATCGAAGAGGTCGAGGCGAAGCCGGTCATCTATGCCCGTGCGCAGCTTTCTTTCAA